CTCCGGTATCTGTATCGTGGGCTAAGAAACATATTTTAGGATTCTCAGATGAGGAAATTAAACTTGATTTACAACAACAAAGAATTGAAATGGCGGTAGGTGCTGAATTAACAAATACAGCAACAATTATAACACATACAGGTATCTTTGATAATATTGATAAATTATACGGTAACCCAACATCCGGAGCAACTGCGGGTGGAGCGACACCGTCATCACCACCACCTCCGGGCGGAGGAGGAGGATTCGGAGGAGGTGGAGATCTAGGTGGAATGGAAGATTTAGGTGGACCTGAAGAAGGAGCGGCACCTGAATCAGGTGGAGCACCTGAAGCCGCACCGGCACCGGGAGGTGAAGCTGAAGTAACTCCTGAATCGTTTAACAGAGATAATTTAAAAATATTGGTGGAAAGAAGTACTATGACTGAGGACGAATCTTTTATTGATTTATCTAAAGGAAAAAATTCTTTAGGAGATATTGAGGCTCAATTAAGTAAACTTCTAAAAGATTAGATATTTATAATAAAAATTAGATATGAAAAATTTCGGTTTATTAAAAACAAAGATAGAAAATGTGTTGTTAGAGTCATATACTAACGACACGTTCAAAAATGAATTAAAAACATTTAAGAAACTGGTTATAGAAAATAAAAACATTAGCAAATTGTTTTATTTATACGATGAACTAAGTTCTCCAAAATCATTAAAAGAGTCTTACTGTAATGATTACATCAATGAATGTATTAAAATTTATGAGAATACCGTAAACAAATTAAAACAATCAGATGTTAATCAATTAAATGCTTGGGTAGGAAATAAAAAAGTAGAAAATAACTATACAGATATTGATACATTATTCTCTAGCGATGTTTTAACTATTGAATCAAAAATTAAAAGTAGAAAAATTATTGCGGAATCTCTTAAAAAATTACCAATAACAAAAACCGAAGGAATTGATTTACCATTGTCTACTATGGTAAGTGTTGCAAATAAAACTATCAAAAGTTATATTGATGGTTTAAATGAATCAGATAGAAAAGAATTAATTAATTTATTATCAGAAGATGATTCAACATTGAATGAAAAATACAACACACTTAAAGAAGGTGTGGTTGAAAAATTAACAGAAATGAAAAATGGTAGCAACGATACTTCGATGCAAACAAGAATTGATGAAACTATTTCAAAAGTAATTTCTGAAAAATACGATAAACTTACGTATTTCAAACTTAAGAATCTTAGAGAGAATCTTTAATCATTATCGGAATTGAACTTTTTTTGGACATACTTAGCCTTAGAAAGTTCACTTCTTTTAATAACAGATTTCTTAACAAATTCCTTTCTTTTAAAAAGTTCCCCACTTTGACGAGTCTTAATAACTTTACTTTTATAAAGTTTTAAAGCCTTCTCAATCGTGACGTTGTTATTTAGTTTTACTATTATCATATATAACATATATCTTCCTCTTACAAAAAAGTTTTGACATTACCCATAAAAACACCTATTCTTTTTAAAAATAAACGGGAAAATATGAAAATTAATGAAAAAGGGAAAAACTTCTCTACTACGCGGGTTCAAAACAGCTAAAATTGTGTATGGAACGGTAGATTCAATCAACCTCAAATCTCTCTACTTAAACATACAAACTTGGGTCGAACCAATTTATGAATGTGATAATTGGACAAGGACTGTCCTTAACCTAAGTAGAAGTATCAAACACTCAATATACGAGTCAATAAACAAACAAATATTTAATGAAAAATTTATAGTAGATTTAGACTTAAGGTCCAGCGGACTCAATCTAAATAAAAAATCATTTATGAATCTTGAAATAAATTTTTACTTAATCAGGGAAGATTTAGATTTTAAAGGAGATGAAATCAAAGAATCTCTCCAAAATATAACACTACAAATTTTTAAAGATAATTTTTTAGATAATGAAAATTTTAATTTTTATCTAACCAAAAAGAGTAAATTAATAGAAGAATCGTTACAAACCGAGAATGTTTAATATTTATAAATAAAACATTCAAAATGAATTTAAGAATATTACAACCAAGTGAATCTGGAAAAGGTATATTAGTTGAGTACGATGCGGGGTATATTAACCCAAATGATAATCGTAATGAAACTTTAATTAGAGAATCTAGTGAAATGTTAGACCACTCTAAACCAATTGAATTTTATGCCGTATTACAAAAATATGACACCCCAAATAGAAATGGTAGATTATACCCTGAACGTATATTAAAAAGAGAAGCTGAGAATTATAAAAAAATGATTAAAAAGGGCACGTCCCTATCCGAGTTAAATCACCCGGAATCATCTCTAATTGATTTAGATAGAGTTTCTCATATGATTACTGAAGTATGGTGGGAAGGTAATGTCCTAATGGGCAAGATAAAACTACTTACATCACCGGGATATCACGAAAGTGGGATTTGTTCAACCAAAGGTGATATAGCAGCTAACTACCTAAGACAAGGTGTAACATTAGGTATCTCATCAAGAGGTGTAGGTTCCCTTAAAAAGATTGGTGAACAAAATGAAGTTCAAGACGATTTTGAATTAATCTGTTTTGACTTAGTATCTTCACCGTCAACTCCGGGAGCGTATCTATTCTTAAATAAAGAGGATAAACAACTATACGACGAGAACTTAGAAGAAGAGAAAAAAATAAGTGTTGAAAGACACGTTGGAGATTCCGGAAATAAATCGCTTGACTTAATGAAAAAATTAAACGATTATTTGGGATACTAAATAAATAACAAAAAATGGAAGAAAAGTATTTTATCGCAAAAGTTACCTTAGACTCACTTGATGAGGCGTCAGGTAAGATTAAAAAATTAAGAGAAGAAAAATTAGTGAGTGGTTATAACCCTACTGACGTTGAGGCGAAAGTTACTAAAGTTTTTGAACATTACACAATGGAGTGGAGAATTACAGCAATTGTTGAAAGTAAAATTGACGAAGTTATTGAGTAATTAAAATTTTAATTATTAAACAAAAGAGGACAAACGTCCTCTTTTTTTATGCTTTTTATTTTTTGGTGATATTTATGAATGTATAAAAAACCTGACGTGAAATGAGTATAATTTAAACTTTTTTCGCATTGGGAGATATTTATATATTAAAACCAATATAAAAACAATGGCAAAAGAAAAATCTTTAGTTGAAGAGGCTATCATCCAAATGAAAAATTTGGAAGAGGCAGTCGCTGAAAATGCAAAAGGAATACTTGCTTCTACAATGAAACAAGAAATCAAAGACCTAGTAAAAGAATCTTTATCAGAACAAGCTGATGATGAGATTGAAACCGATGACGTTGAAATGGATGAGCCTATGGGTTCTGATGATATCGCTGATATTGATATGAGCGACGATGAATCAGATGAAGAAGGTGACGAAATGGATACTGATGATATGGACGACGAAGAAGATATCGAATTCGATGACGAAGAAGATATGGACGACGAAGACGATACCATCGATTTAACTGACGCAGACGATGAAGAAGTACTTAGAGTATTTCAACTTATGGGACCAGATGATAATATTGTCGTAACAAAAGACGACAAAGGAAACACTCACCTTAAAGATGAGGAGACTGGTAAAGAGTATATGATTGTTGGCGAAAGCGAAGAAGATGAAGAAGAATTAGACGAACAAGAAGATGGAATGGATGATGAATCTATTGAATCTATTGTTGAAAGAATGTTTAGTTCTGATGACGAAGAAGACGAAGACGGAATGGCGTTTGAAGAGTTTGACGAAGAAGATGGAATGGACGATGAAGAAATCGTTTATGAAATCCAAATGGATGACGAAGAGTTAGATGAAGAATTCGACGAAGAATTAGACGAAGAATTTGACGAAGAATTAGATGAAGAAATGGAAGACGATTCTATTTACGAATCTAAAAAAGCTACAATCAAACCTAAAGGAGTTGGAATCGGAAGTCCAAAATTCAAATATAACGCAAAACCTAACCAAGGAACAGGATTCAAAACTAAAATGAAAGAGGCTCCTAAATCTGTTGGTACAGGTAAAGCTAAATTTGATTTCAAAGACGGTGAAAATGCTGGGACTAAACTTGGTAAAAACAAAATGGTTAAAAAAGTTGAAACTAAAGAACAATTTGATGAAAAACCTGTTGTAAAAAAATCTGAAACAAAAGAGGCTGTAAGAACATTAGGTTCAGGGTCTAATTTCAGAAAAGGTGGTTTACCAAAACCAAGAGCTCACTCTAAATTTAATACAGCTATCAAAGAAAGTACTTCTAATACAGAACTACAAATTCTTAGAGAGAAAAATGAAGAGTACAGAAAAGCACTTAATGTTTTTAGAAGTAAATTAAACGAGGTTGCAATATTCAATTCAAACTTAGCTTACGCTACACGTTTGTTCACTGAACATTCAACATCAAAACAAGAAAAAATTAACATTTTAAGAAGATTTGATGGTGTTGAAACTATTAAAGAATCTAAAAATTTATATCAAGTCGTTAAAAATGAATTATCCTTAGATACTAAATCTCAAAATATGAATGAGTCAATCGAAAGAACAATTGCTAAATCACCTTCTACAGGAGCAGTTAACTTAATTGAATCTAAAACATATGAGAATCCACAGTTCTTAAGAATGAAAGATTTAATGACAAAAATTAAATAAATAAAAATAAATTAAAATTAATAAAAACCAAAAAAATGGGAGCATTATTAGAATCAGGTCTAGTTGGTAACATCGGGTTAAAACACCTTAAAGTTATTAAAGAAGACACAATCAACAAATGGGATAAATTAGGATTCCTAGAAGGTCTTAAAGGACATATGAGAGAAAACGTAGCTCAGTTATATGAGAATCAAGCGTCTTTCTTAATAAACGAAGCGACAGGAGAAGGTTCAAATGGTTCATTTGAAACAGTTGTATTCCCTATCGTAAGAAGAGTATTCTCTAAATTATTAGCGAATGAAATCGTATCTGTACAAGCTATGAACTTACCAATCGGTAAATTGTTCTTCTTCGTACCAAAAATTCAAGGATTTACAGGAGCAACATCTGCTAATGGAATCCCTGAAAGTTCAGGACAACACTACGCACCAATCGGTTCTCCGGGTAATTATCCTGGTGATGTAAATGGTGGTTACGGAACGTCTACAGGAGCTTACCAAAAAAATCTTTATGATTTATTCTACGAAGGAACTGAACCAGGTTTAGACCCAGCAGGTTTATTCGATTATTCAAAAGGTCGTTGGTCAGCAATCACTGCTACAACCTCAATCCAAAAATGGACTAACGGTTTATTAGTTGATGCTAATATTTCAGGTGATACTGCAGGTGCTGCAACTATCCCTTCAGGTAACACAAGAAAAGTTATCGTTAAAATGTGTGGTTTTGCTGACACAGGAGCAGGTAAATTAATCGGACCTGATGGTAATGAAATGGATACAGAATCTTTCTTATCTGATTTAATTATCTTCACAGGTGCAGGTTTAGATGTTTCTGCAACAACACCATGTCCAGTATCAACAGGAGCTTTATTGTTCAGAGTTGTTACTCAACAATATGGTAAAGGTATCGTTTCTTACGGTAGCACTACTCAAACTACTTGGGCATCAACTGGTAACGGTGGTTCGTTTAAAAACGTATGTGATGCTAACGGATGTATCTACTTAGAAGTTGATTTATCTTGTCCAGTATGTGCTGATTGTGATTCAACATCTTTAGATGGTTACACAGGTACTACTATTACTGAAGCGGCTTCAGGAACATCATTCTACGCAGCGTTCAGACGTTACGAAGAATTAG